ATTTCTGCTAAAGATGCCATAATAAATTTCCTTATTTCATTGACTTGGAGTCTGTTTTATTGTCGCCGCTTCACCATGAAGCAACTAACACAAGATAGAGTATAACATACTTTTCTCTCATGTCAAGTATATTTATGCCGGATGTGGCAAACCTCACCTTTTTAGTGAGGTTTTTGAGAACTTATTTACCCAATAAACGCTTGATAGCGTCTAGGTCTTTTTGACCTTCTAATACGTTTTTGCTTTCATCTACCCAGCCAGTAAATGGTCCGGGATCAAATTCTTGACCTCTACTTGCTCTGGTAATTGTATCTTGTATTTCAGGTTGTTCTGTGCCATCACGTTTAAACAATGCATCTCTAACTTTAACCATATGCGTAATTATAGGATTGTTTGGATTCTTGTTAGGATCGTCACCCGCTTTCCACACTGATCTAGGTACAGCCATACCAAATTTCCAATCGGGTGGTAACTCAGTTGGGCCCGTTGATGGTTGAGGGGCAGTTGGTGTTGCTGTAGCAGATGGACGGGGTGTTGCCACCGCTTGTGCTGATGGCAACGGTGGACGAGTTGCCGCCGGTGCTGCCGGTGATAAGCCCGGAAGTGGTTTGCCAGTGTTTGGATCAAATCTAGCTTCGGGAGGCAACGGTTTACCTGTTTCTGTATCGTAGCCCGGAGGAGGTGCGGCTGCCGGCGCAGTTGGTGCTGCCGGTGTCGCTGGAGCTACTGGGGCTGCCGGCTTCTTATATGCACCAGAGCGAACACGGTCTAGCATAGAACCAGATTGCATTTTATTTCTCACAGCGTCTAATACACCTTCGTTTGTTTCGCTTTCGCCCATGCCAGCCAATGATTGTTCGACTTGTTTAACCCAACCACTAACATCACTGCTGCCAATTTCATCTGTATCTCCAACAAAGTCAGCAACATCATCAATAGCGGCTGTTACTTTTTCTGGACCATATTTGCTTAGTAAGTCTGCACGTTGCATTAAAATTCTGCGTGTAATAGCACTGGCTACTGGACTATCAAATGAATCTTCACTTAAATCTTTTTCCTTAGCATCCCATGCCGCATCAGTTTTAACGTTATACTCTTTGCCACCTGCGCCAATATCAGCAACACGGCTTCCAACTGCTTGCTGAGTCTTCACTCTTGCCATGTTACTCTTGTCTACACTCTTACTCAAAATACCATGCATCTTTTTTGCAACATCTTGTCTATTAGGCTTGCCACTTGTAGGTGCTTCAACTTCATCTACTTTAATACCAGGCGCACGTTTTTTCTCTCTGTCCCACTTGACACCAATTTGTTTTTCGGCTCTATTAACAAAGTGCTTGTCTAACTCAGTATCAGGATCTTCTTCAGGTTCGCTTCCACCGTATACTCCGGGTCCAGCTTGGTGTTTAGTTACACCATCTTTATGTGCGGTAGTTCCACCTTTATGCGTACCAATAATATCATCTGCCCATGCTTCTAATGCAATCGTCTCAGCCATATCAGAAGTTTCTGTGATATTTTTACTCAACTTGCGTAGTATTGGCATTACGCTTTCGATACGTGGATCCAAACTACTAGACATAAACATTTCACTTAGGTCTACTTGTTCTTCATCTTCCATCAATGCAGGTGTATAGCTTTCAAAGTACGCATTGTATCCACGTTGACCTGACATTTTACCTAAACACTCACGTAGTTTTTGATAATGATTAATACCTTCACTAACTAGCTGTTGTGCAGATTCATTGAATTGTCCATTACGTGTAGCACGAACAAATCCTGCCATTTGTTTATATTCTTCACATAAACTAGAAATATGATTCCAACGGTCATCATTAGCTTTACCACCTTCAGCCACGTGCCTTGCAAACACACGTGCTAAGCCTGGTCTGTCAGTGGGTGCCAACATTCTTTCACCAATCGCATTTTCAATAAAAATTTTATCGATTTGACGGAAACGTTGCTCACCCTCTTGCATGTCTCTTTTATGTTTAATGATTATCTTAGTTGTAGGTACATTGTCGCTATAGCTAGCTTTTTTACCCTGAGCATGATAACCCTCATACATCTGTTCTTGACGTTTAGTGTGTTCTCTTTTTGCCATATCATTTTCCAAATTATCTATATTATCTAGTTTGAAACTAAGTTGTTTCATCATAGAAAATCTCTTTAACGTTTTAATTAACTGTTCCCATGACTCACTATCATTTGATCCGTTTTTAGGACTACCTGAAACTTCGTCATCAAAATATACTATCAATTGACGTAATCCATCAATAGATACAAATACTTTACCATAGCTTTTTCCTTCTTTGGTAAAGTCAAATTCAAATACATCTGCTTTTTCTGGTACAGGAACTACTTTGCTGTCACTGGCTCTATTGATAACAGTGCGGCCGCCCCTGCTTAATACTTTGTGTAATTCTGCCCTTAGGCTTTCTTGTTTTTTTGACATAATAAACTATTTATCACTATTCTAGTTAACCCATTACCGCAAAGAAGGGTAATGGGGCTATAAATTCTTCATGGTCACGCATATATGAATCTAAATTAGAATGGTATTCACTTAACTGCTGTAAAATACGTACTATTAATAGACTAGCCATAACCAAGTCATCAGTGTCACCAATCTTAGCTTGAAAACTGCCGCCGGCTGCAATAAAACTTTTTAATTCAGTTATAAGACTATGACTATTTATAGTCATTTTCTTAGACTCAACTAGTGTTTTGAACTTAGCACAAGCCGCTAATTTACTCTTGTTAGTGGTGTTGAATCCTTTACGTTTCTTTCCGTTCTCTCCCATGAACGTGCCGGGTATGTTAGACTCACCAAACTCAGCAATAGAAACTAATGCCGCTTCTCCTATTGAGTTTGTCTCTACTGAATAGTAGATGTTATTAGGTTCTCCTGTACACTCAACAATGTATTTGGCTATTTGTACTAACAACTTTACTTGAGTAGGAATGTCAGTTTTATTGTGTTTCCATTCACCTACTTGGGTAGTAGTATTGGCTTCAAAAATCTGAATAGCTGATGGATCTCCACCTGTACCTAAACTGGGATCCAAACCAATTGCATATATGTTACCTTTTTTAGGTGTCTTGTACCATCGTATCTGTCCTTGACGGAAAGTAGGTTCAATTCCTTCCATATCAATTAATGTGCTAGGGTTAATAAGTGTTTCATCAGCGATAATAAACTCACAACCAATCTCTCGGCGGAAACGATCATCACCTAATTGTGCTCTCATTTCATTTGCCCACTGGTCGTCACGCCCTGGTTGTTCAGTATAGTATGCTCTGTATGCCCTGAATCCGTTTACTCCAACTTCAGTTTTGTTACCATAAGCATCTTCGGTTTTATTAGCACCCTTCCAGATGAACGCAAACTGATCCTCGTCACTGTTTGGTGTACTTGTAATAATCGCTTTACCACCAGTTGACAGTGTTGGAGTAATAGCAGTCCAAAATTCTTTAGCGATACTTGGTCGAACGAATGCAAACTCGTCCAGATACAATAGTGTAATAGACATACCACGACCTGTATTTTCAGTTGTCGTAGCACTGACAATACGTGATCCATTCTCAAAGTCTAATGAGCCTTTGTTGTATGTGGTTACGCCTGCTTTAATGTGATCGGGGCAGTTTTCATATGCATAACGTATACGTTGCATAATTTCCTGAGCACCTGTATATTTGTGCGCCGCAATAAGAATCGTGCTGTCTGGTACAAACATTGCATACCAAAGTAAATATCCTGCAGCCGATGTAGATTTACCTGACTGTCGAGGCATCAAGCTGATTGAATAACGATAGTTATGATAGGTGTTGATTAATCGTTTTTGATATTCCCAAGGATGATAGACCATGCTTCCCTTAGTCGGGTGTTGAATCATAAAGAAGTTATCCATAAAGTATAGATAACCTGTTTCCGGATCACAGCATTTGATAAAGTCAGTCAGTTCCGTTTCGTCTTTGAATTTTGTTTTGACGTAAGGATTTTTGACGAGGGTGGGTGTGTTTGCCATACTGTATTTACAGTCTAATTACTTTGTCTTATTTTTATACTGGCTTTTCACCCGTTAGATACGGTCTACTAAACCATAGTTTAAACCATTCATCGGTACCGGGCTTGATGTTATGTTTTTTCATTAGCTCGCCCTTTTCATTCCCGGTAATGCTTATATTAGATTCTTCACCGATAACTTGTTGAGTTACTCCACTCAATCTCCTTAAATCATCTAGTGTAATATCAAGATTTTCCTGACGTGTAGGAACGGTCTTGAGTTGTTCAAGACCGTTCTGTATTTTAGCTTGTTTCCATACATCAAAGGTCATCTATTATTTAGTTTTAAATTTACAATTGACATCATGCCAACGTTTGAAATTACCAATAGAAACTATTTTACCACAATGTTTGCAAATTTCTTTTTTCCAAACCTTACCCATGTGTATGTCACTTAGTATCTTTTTTGTACTATCTTTGTGTTTTTTATTAAACATGGGGTTACTTTCCCCTCTTTTAGCTATTGAGCCAGCAATAGAACTGTTCCCCTTATTTCTAACAGTATTAGTAAATTTTTTGCCATAATTAGGATGACGTTCTCCTGAACTTACTCCTTCTCCGCCATCGGACCTATTTTGTAGAATACCCTCACCCAGGTCTTTTCTTCCCCAAATACGGATTAGTTTTCTTTCTAATGCCAATGCGCCTATTTCTGAAAGATTCGATTCACATATTATGATTCGAGAGTGATCGGTAGGTTGGTGAATGCGCTCACGTTTCCTATGACTCCAAGCCCTAGAACCGATTCCCTTACCAATGTAATAAGGTTTACCATCAGAACGTACATACGCATAAACGTAATATCCTGATGGCAAAGTTGTTTTCGAATAAATAATCATGCTGATTGCTCCTCACTAGCATTAGAGTAGTTGGGAATTCCACTTCCGTGAACTACACTATTATTTATCACATTTTATTTAATATCAAGAGGACATTGTTTAGTTGTCATCAGTATAAAGAATTTTTCTTTCATTGTAATTCTTTCATCCTCTGGACCCGATTTACTCATATCTTTTGGCAGTTCAATATCAAAATCAATAGTGTTGCAAATATCTACGTTGAATCCTGCTCTAGTTAGCAATGCATCCCATTGCTTTACTCCTAGTACGCTGTAATGGTTACTATTGTATTCATGTCTGCGTTCTAGGTCAGGGGCGGGAACTTCAACATACATTCTTCCCTTTAATTTCAATAGTCGATTGTATTCAGCTAAAGTAATGATAGGGTATGGACTATGCTCTAACGAATGCCTAGACCATATAAAGTCTACACTTTCATCATAGTAGCCATCAATTTGAGGAATAAACGACATATCGTAATTCTTTACAACGTGACCTTTATCTGTACAAATTTTAGTGTCGGCTGGACTTAGAGTTACCCCAACCAAGTTAGTATACCCTCGAGATTTCATTTCGTCTAGGAAGTAGCCAGGGCCGCATCCCATATCTAATATCAATGCATCTTTGGGTAAATTCAATGGGTCAACATATGTTGAAACCATTTGAGTTGTTAACTGCTTGTGGAATTGTGCATCCCCTTCATCGTATAGATGGGCAGTATAAAGCCATTCGTTATAAAACTTTAACTTAATTAAATCTAGGGTGTTGTTAATATCAATCATAAATCTACTTATGCGTAGTTTATGATCCCATTATTTTTTCTTTTTAGTTTTTTCACCGTAGCCAGCAAAACCTAGAACTGGACTAGTTGTATGAGTATCATCTAATTCTTTACTTTTCATGTCGCCATGATTCAAATCAGTGTACTCTGCACCCACTGCTTTATATGCTTGTTTTAGCATAGCTTGTTCTTCTTTGGTATAAGGGTGAGTTGATTTACGTTTACCTATCCAACTTTTTGCTGGCATAACGAGTGGGTCTTTTCCGTTCGCGCCTGCTACAGCCATACCCAAACGATATGCAGTATAATCACCGCTTATACGCTCACTGTCACCGTAAGTATTCAACCCAGCTGATGACTGGGATTGTCTTTTCGAGATTTTTTTTTCACTCGACTCTGATATAAATTCGTGTGCTCTCATTATTCTCTATCTGCTTGGTAAGAAAATAAATGCATAACATTAGCGTTTAAAAGAGGTGATACCATTAGCCTAATATTTCCAAATGCAACGTCAACATTATATCTAGTAACTGCATTACCTGTAAATACCGTGCCGTATATACTATGTTCGGCTCTGATACCATCATTACGTTTAGTTACAGTAATTGTAGCTGTCTGTGCATCATTATTATCTAGTACCTTTGAAGTAACTTGAAAACGAACAGTAGTACAAGTGTTTTGAGGTAACTCATATATAACTTGATTCGCTGTATTATTGGTTGTTATTACGTTAGCTGAATTGATAGTGATGCCACCATTTAGTCCGATACCACCGTTAACAGCGATATTACCGGTAGATGTGACGTTACCGATAGCAATCAAGTCACCAGTAGCATATATGTTACCAACTTGCAAGTCTGCCGCAATAAAACGATTAGCATTTTGATAAAAACTCAATACATCAAAGTTTTCACTTATACCAACGTTACCAATATGTAGCGAATCATTCTTACTCAACCAAACATTAGCAATTCTTAGTGGGCTACTACCAATCTGAACTGTATTAGTTGCGATCGGGATAATGTTGGCACCAATATTAACTTTGTTGTTTGGTACGTCCAAAACTAAATTAGCGATACCACCGCTAAATCCAGCGTTATTAAACTGCAATGCCCCGTTTGGTCCACCTTGATTTAATAAAGGGATACTAGCAAAGTTGTTGTTAATTTTGTCAAACGCAACACGTAACGGATCACCTGTACCGTCGTTGGGTAATTGACCAATATCTATAACTTCTATAATACCTGGAGATGTTGCCATATGAATATTCCGATTGTATTATATTTATCGTTAGTAATACCGTTTTAATATTGTACCAGACTAAATATATGTATATTTAAGGAACAGTTATGAACAAGATACTATGTATACTACTATTATCTACTTTGGCAACTACTGCGTTTGCTCAAAAACAAAAAGCAGGGGTGACATATGATGCATTGATTACTAGAGTTATCGATGGCGACACAATTGCATTTCAAGCACCGTTCTTGCCGGCACCACTAAAACCCGAACTAAGTATTCGTGTATTTGGTGTTGATACTCCTGAGAAGGGTCATAGAGCACAATGTCCAAGTGAAGCACAGCGTGGAGAGGCTGCTAGTGCATTCACAAAACAACAAATTGCTAATGCACAAAAGAAACAAATTATACTAATGGACTGGGATAAGTACGGCGGACGTGTTTTGGGTGACGTTATTTTAGACGGCAAAAGTTTAAGAGGGATGCTTATCCAGCAGGGTTTTGCACGTGAGTACTACGGTGAAGCCAAAACGACTTGGTGTAATTAAAATCCAAATATATTCTTAGGTAACTCAATTACAATAAGCTGTCTGGACTGTTGTAACTGCTGTAGTAATAAAGTCCCGTTCTGTCTAACACTAGGATCGGGACTTTTTAACATTTCCGATATGGCTAGCATACGAGTGGTTTCTGTAACAGTTATATCCCGGGATAGGGCTTTCTGTGCTTCCACATACACAGAATAATCTTTACTAGCACATCCCGAAATCATTAATGATACGAGTAGTATAATATATTTCATTTGACTTCGTTAAAGATTTTCTTTTGTGCTTCATACCAATCTTGCCAACCTTCTACCTTAGTGGCGCATTCATGGTACAATGAATAGTTGTGTACAATAACTTTTAACATTTCTGTTATAGCTACTTTATCACCTTCTATTAGTTTAAGACTTTCACATTTCTGTTTTAGTACTTCAGGAGCTTCAGGGAACTTTCTAGCTACAGGAACAGTAGTACTGCATCCCGCAAGAACGATTGCTAATGATAATATCAATGCTTTCATTTCTTTTCCTTTGGTTCAGCGGCTTTGTTTAATATTGATATTGCGGCATCATTATGTATATCAATAATTGCTTTAGGTACAGGACACATTTCAATATACTTGATAACTTCTTCAGTCTTAATGACTTCTTTATCGATGTACTTGATTATGTCTTTACCTTTTTCTTTGATAACTTTAGTCCGTGTTACAATCTTTTCTTGTACTTCCACATTCTTAGTATTGGCCTTTTCTTCAGCTAAAGCAACTTTAGCTTCCATCTCTTTGACCCTAGCTTCCCATGTTTTGTAATCTGCTAATCCACCCTCTAAGTACAACCCCAAAGAAAGTACTAGTAAACTAATGACTTGGATTGGTATTTTATATTGTTTGACTAAGGGAATCATTCCCAAAACAAATCCAGCAACCGTGCCTATGATTCCCACTGAGAGAATTAGATGAAACGCCCATTCGGGCAAAATAGATATTATCCACATAATGTTATTTAGTAAAATATGTAGAATTAGATAACCATGCGTAATAATTACGGAAACCTTCTTCTACGTCAACTTTGGGGTTGAACCCAAAGTCTTTTCTTGCGGCATCAATATTCAATGCTCCCCTGCTAGGGAAGTCCGGGTCCTTATCACGGACATTTACTGTCCCTGACCCAGCAATATTAACTGCTAAATTTGCTGCATCTAGCAAACTGTAGCTATGACTTTTTGTTATATTATAAGTCTTATTTTCAGTGTTATCACTTAGTGTTGCCGCAACAATACCATCTGCCGCATCATCTACGTAAGTGAAGTCTAAGGTCTCACTTGCTCCATTAACGTTTAGAGTAGATCCTCGCATTGCAGTAAGCATAAACTTAGCAATAACTCTGTCTTCTACATCTAAAGGTCCGTACACAGCACTAGGACGAATGATAGTATAAACCATATTGTCTTTACGTGCATAGTCTTTAACTAGCCATTCACCTGCTAGTTTCATAATACCATATTGACCTTGTGGCTTACATATAGCATTTTCAGTAACATCATCGTTGAAGTCACCGTATACCATTGAACTACTGATATAAATGAATTTACGAACTTCGTACTTTATACTTGCTTCAAGCAAGTTAAGTAATCCTTCACTCATTACACGACTACCCAATGCTGGGTTTGCGTTAACTACCTTTTGTCTAGGAAAGCTAGCCATATGAATAACAATCTCCGGCTGTTCTACATTGAAAACATGGTCAACTGATGATGCATCAGATATATCACGGTCGTATATATAACTGTCTACTGCAATTTTCTTCTTACGCTCGGTCATCAAGTAATCAACCTCATCTTGAGGAATTATACCATAGTTCGTTTTAGTATCCATGATTGATACTAAATGACCCATGTCCTGTAATCGTTTAACTACATTGTGCCCAATAAGTCCTAGACCGCCTGTTACTAAGATGTTCATTCGAATTTCAACTTAAAATATGTTAGTTGCTTTGGAGTAAGGTATGCCTTGATATCATATTTGTATCCATAAGTGATACGGTCAACACTACGATGCCAACTAGGCGTTGGGTTTGAGTGTTCCATTATCCATTTACCCTCGTCTGATTTTTGCCATTCCCATATATGTTGTCCAACATATATATCAGGATCTTCTACATCACCCACTCTAAGAACTTTAACAGTGTAGGTGATAGATTTTTGATCCTCTGTATCAGACTGCCATATTTGCTCTAATTGGTCCATGACTTTGATAGTTCTCTAAATGTATATCTTGCATTGTCATTTCAAAGATATTATTCTTTTGTGCGTTTAACATTAATGTAGGCAATGGGTGTGGCTCACGTTGTAGCTGTTCTTTAACTTGTTCAACGTGGTCTTTATAGATATGTGTATCGCCCGTGCTGATAATCAACTCACCCACTTTTAAATCACAGTGATGCGCAATCAAATGAGTGAGTAGCGCATAGCTAGCAATGTTAAAAGGTAAACCAAGAAACACATCCACACTACGCTGGTACATATGACAACTTAATTCTTTATTTTTGTTGACATAGAATTGACTCATAACATGACAAGGTGGCAATGCCATCTGGTCTAACTCGCTCACGTTCCAGGCACTTAGAATGTGTCTGCGCCCATTAGGATCTTGTTTCAGTCCTTCTATGAGATTTGCCAATTGGTCAATTTCTGTTCTGTCTACTGCAAGCCGTGTGCCACCTTTATGCGCTGAACCCATATCTTTTTCTATGCGATAATTATTCCAATGACGCCATTGTACTCCGTAGACACGACCTAGATCGCCCTCAAATTTTGCTTTGGGTTTCCAATAGGGTGCAACCGCATTTGGCGTCCAGATAGTTACAACATCTTCCCTAGTGCCATGAGTAATCTCTGCTAATCTACGTTCGTCACTACTACCCTCAATAAACCAGAGTAGTTCACCCACACATGCTTTCCATGCTAATTTTTTTGTAGTGACAGCGGGAAAGCCCCTACGCAAATCAAAGCGCAAACTACGTCCAAACACACTAAAAGTGCCAATGCCGGTTCTGTCATCTTTTTCTTCTCCATTATCTAATATGTCTTGCAACAAATCCAAATACTGTTTCATAGTTTACCTAATAGCTTATCTGTTTCGGGTTGCACAGTTTCTGCAATAGTCTCAACATTGAGTACAAATTCAAAACTGGTAATGAGTGGGTCGAGTTCATTTAACTTGCGTGAAATAACTTCCTCCACTTCATGGGGATCTAATCCTTGTTTCATTAAAGATTGGATATTGATTGTATGTTGTTTTTTACCAGTCATCCTCACTACAATTTTACGAATGAATTGTACTGGTACTTTAACTTTATCAACATCCTCAAGAATATGTTCCCATTTTCTAATGTAGTCTGGGGTCATTCTTTACTTACGCAAGTGTTTTAACTTTAGCCGGGCGGCCTCGTTTTTTAGCCACTGGTGTTGCATCTGTAGATGCATACTGTACTGCAATACCATCTAAGCTAGATGCTTCTTGCTGTAAACGTTGACTCTCGGTCAACAACAACTTAGCTTCTGCTTCCATCTTAGAGGCTTGATTACGTAAATTCTTTGCTAGTAGATTATCACTCAATAATCCATCAGCGGCTTCTACTACAGGCGGAGTGCTACGGTCACGCATATTTTTTGCAAGTGACTCAGTACTCTGCATTCCTCGGTTACCGTCAATCTCAGCTAGACGCTTTACGGCTGCTTCACCTTGTTCCATCTCATCTAGAATTTTATTTAATTCACTTAATTTAATTCTAGTACTGGCGTTAGGGGTTACCACCACAGTTTCTGTCTGTACTTTCTTTAACATGCCTTGACCATGCAATACTTGCAAGATGTATTTACCATCTTGAGTATGTGTGCGGTTCAATGCGTCAGCTAAATTTTGACTACTCTGTCCAATATCACTCTCAATGCACTTCATCATTGGGTCGTGAATGTGTCTGTTCAATGTATCAGTGAATACAACTAAACACATGTGTGACTCATTTGGTACTTCTCTGAATACGATGGCAACTTTTCGGTCACCAATTTTCCCTACGTGTCTTAAAAAACTCATACTAATCTCCTTAGGTTTTAAATATTTAACGTTTTTTTGCCGGTGCTAAATTTATTTAGTACCCGACCATCTCAATTCATACAGCATTGCTTCTACTGGATCTTCAAACGATATACTTTGGGCATCTACGAAAAACAAATCAGTGTCATCATCCCACAAATCCTCTTTCGTATATCTTCCTTTAAGTTTAGTAATTACCCATTCCATAGAGGCTTCTGTTAAAGGGGCAGAACACTTTACAAAATGAGGGGGAGTTAATTTTAACTCACGTGTACCATACCACAGTTGTGGGTTAACAATCATTGTGTAAGTACATCCAACATTTTATAATGTTCATATGCTTGCACAACTGCAGGTGTGCTATTGCGGCTTTTAGGAGATACTTCTACCCAAGTATCATTGCTTAACTCAGGATGAATGAACTGAGATCCTAAGGATGCAAAGTTTCTAGGTTGGTGAACCTTGCCAGTGGTGTACAAACGTTTTGCAAGTATTTCTACTTCTTCCCAGGGCTTAACTGAAAGGTCGTATGAAGCTGAATCACGTGAGGTATAATTACCTTCATCATAATATTGTTTTACAACGACCATAAATTCTTCTAAGTTAGGAGTCATAGTACGGGTAACAATCAATAAAACGTCATCTTCGGGCACTTCATCCAAAAGAATACTACGCAAACATCTTCCTAAACTAGTTCCAATATACATCATACAATAACCTGCGTTTTCTTTAAAACTCTATCGCTATATAATTCATGACCTACATCACGGATAGCATCTACAATCACTTGAGGATCACTACTAAATGTTTCTTTGATATACTTTTCCGATAGCTCTGATTCGAATGTGTAAATTTCATAATGACGTTGACTGTTGACCCGTGCCCTTAGTATCATCATATCTAAAGGAACATTTGCAGGTTTAACTTCTTTAATCTGATTTTTAAGAATACGAAAAAGATTTTCTTTTTCCCATTTTTCATGTTCTTTTTCAATAGCGGTAACATTGATTAGACATTCAAGTCCGGTCATGTCCCACATTGCTATAAATCTAGTTGTTTTCTTTTTTGATGAGCGCATAAATCATCTTAGCCTTATCTAATGCATCCGCTAGCGCAACATTTGTTTGTGAGGCTCTACGAATATTTCCCCAAAGTTTATCTTCTTGCATTTTGGCGTAAAGGTCAGAGTGTCTAGTACTCTGACTATGCAAAGTGCGTTCGGTTGAACCTAATTGCCTAACATACACGGTTTCTCCTTTGTCAGGTGATTCGTATATGTTAGTCATCGTGTTTTATTAATGCGGATAATCCGGAAACAAAAATTTTAACAAACGCATAGCCTATTCCAAATAATACTACTGCAATAAATGCATATCCCAACATTTCAATTAATTGAATCATTATTTTGCCTCATCATAAATTGCAAATGTTCCGAATGGGGGATTCGGATTAGGATCACCGTGAATGATCCAAGTCGTATCACAATACTCTGAGTCGCCCCATGAACCACAAGGATATCCGTCAGTGAATACAATCAAACGTTTTGGTTCGATAGCGTTCTCTTTCAAGTATTCAAAGATACAATCAAAATCGGTGCCACCTCCACCTTGAGGTTCATAATTTTCAATAAGGTCCATGTTCTCACTAGAAAAGTCTTGTGGGTTATATGTTTGTGTATCAAAACAGAAAATGTGTACTTTGTAACCGTCAAACGAACTCATCATGCCACCGACTTCACCTAAGAATGCCTGTGCTTGTTTGTTACTGATAGAACCTGACATATCAAGTGTTACTACTACATCGATTTCTTCACCGGGGGTCATACCGGGCATAATAGCATCCATGTGCCAACTTCTACGTGAAGGACGTGCCCAGCTATAGTCTGTACGAATACAACTTGTCAGATTAGTCTGAATCAATTCACGCCAGGGCATGACAGGATTAGTAGTATCACGAATCAATCGTTCAACACCTTTAGGCAACGTACCTGCTTCTGCACTTTGTGCGGCACTGATAATTGCTTGCTTAACTTCCTGACGAATACGATCCTTTTCTTCTTGAGAAAGTTTCGGACGACCTTTACCCTTGCCTTCCTTATCACCGTCTCCTTCACTGTCACCGTCTTCACCGTCACCATCCATGTGATCGTCAAGCAATTGGTCAATCAGATCATCCATCGAAATTTTCTTGACATTTTTCATCAAGTCATCATAGATTTCTTCAGCAGGCTTACCATCATATTTGGTTTCATACAAGCAAGGTACAGTGGTAATGAACTCACCTACTTTGTGTCGTTTCAAATCTGCATTGACTGCATAGTCATCGGCAATATTCCAGATTTGAGGGTCACGATCACCTCTACGACCCATATGGTCATACACTACGTGTAACACTTCATGACCAACTAAGAATTCAACTTCTTTCGGTTTCAATTTCATAATGAACCGGCTATTGTAATAGAACTTCTGACCATCAGTAGCCGCTGTAGCACACCACAAATCGGCATTAACTAACTTCATGCGAGTAGCAAGATTACCAAAGAATGAATGACGCAACAACAAACCAATACGTGCGGTAACTAGTCTTTCACGTGCTAGTGCATCAATTTTACTATCTGTAGGGCCGATTAGGTCCTCGTATTTTTTGCTTCGTGTTTTCTTTGTGGGATTTAGTACTGCACTCATAATAGTCCTTTGTTGTTTATGTGTATAGTATAACACATATCTTATTTACTGTCAAATAGACAATCCACGATAACCTGCATCAAATGCAATCCGTGCATAAGGAAATGCGGTTTCAATACTGTATAAGGTTTCGGCCTGAGACTTTGACAATCCACGGGCACGGGCACTTTGCCCAATTGCATAAAAATATTTCTTACCAGTCATAATAATCCTTATTAAAACAGGGTGAGCATATTACTACACTCACCCTGTAAAACCAGTAACTAATTAGTTACCAGCTTCCACAATGTACTTGCCGTATTTCTTGTGGAATTCATCAAAATTCTTCAACTGAGTTGGTTCGATTGGCAACTCATAAGTTTTCAATGCAATCTTTGCACCCATAACAACCAACTCAGTTTCAAAGTTGTTCATCATATAGTCAAAGAAGTTTTGAGCCATAACGTGAAAGTCTTTGCTACTAGTTTTCTTTTGCACTGCATCTTTCAATTCATAGCACATACCAATCGTAAGTGCATACATTGCAGAAATTTCTTTCACTGACAAGTCTTTAACTTTGCCTGACAAAATTTCACTTGGCTCGGGCATCTTACCTGCAATTTTGCGGTGAGCCATAAACTTAACAGCAAGACCTTCACCAACTGCACCTGCAATCAAGTTGAATTGTGTATCAGTATCGGTATCTTCATCTGACAACAAATCAGATACAAAGCACCATGAACGAGGTGTAGCAAACGCACGTGAACTAGATTTACTATCAAAGTCATAAATGTCTTGTTTAGCAAATGACAAGTAACCCACAACGTCTTTGTGAATGCCTTTGTTCACAGCCCATTGTTGCCATGATGTAAAGTCAGGACGCATTTCCAAGTGAATGAAACGATTA